TAAGTAGTTAACGCTCTACTTAACATAATATTAGTTATAAGCAAACGTATTTTTTTAGCTGTATTGGCAAGGTAGACGGGCAAGGCCTGGCACGATGAGGGGGACTTAAAGGATTTTTTTTTGGGCCGAGCCGATATAAAGACAAATTTTTGAAAGTCCCCAAACCAACCTTTATAAATCTTATATATACGATGACCCCCTTTTCGCCCATAGTTTTCAGTTCGCAAACTGCAAACCAAATTTTTTTTTATTTTTTAAACTTACCTTTGGTTGACCCAACTATGACTCAAATAAAACTAATACAATGAACGCCACTCTCCAAACCAACAAGATCTACGAAATCCTGCAAGAAAGTGACAAGCGTATAAGTGTCATGCAAGGAGGCTCAAGGTCAGGCAAGACGTACAACATACTTATCTGGTTCATTGTGAAGTTGCTTCAAGAAAACAACAAGACTCTCACAATAGTAAGGCAATCGCTTCCATCAATCAAAGGTTCTGTTCTCAGGGACTTTGTGGACATATTAACAAAACTTAACATATATTCAGAGGACAACCACAATAAGACTGAGCAGATTTACTCAATGAATGGGAATACGATTGAGTTTGTTAGTGCCGACCAACCTCAAAAGATAAGGGGTAGGGCAAGAACGTACTTATTCTGCAATGAGGCTAATGAACTGTCCTATGAGGCTTGGATGCAGTTGATCATGAGAACTGAGGGTAAGATAGTGATTGACTACAACCCTTCTGATGTGGCGAGTTGGATTTATGACTCTGTCATTCCAAGGGATGATGCTGACTTCAATATCACTACTTTTAGAGACAATCCCTTCCTCCCTAAAGAATTGGTTGACGAACTTGAGCGATTGAAGGATGCCGACCCTAACTACTGGCAGATTTATGGATTGGGTGAGAGGGGATTGAGCCAAGATTTGATATATACGCATTATAGGACTACGGCAGAGATGCCAGAAGATGGTGAGGTGGTGTATGGGTTGGACTTTGGGTTTAACGTGCCAAGTGCTTTGGTTAAGGTCACATTTGTTGAGGGTGCTGCTTATGCCCAAGAATTGCTGTATGAAACCAGGTTGACCACAAATGATTTGGTGGATAGGCTAAAGCTTCTTAATATTGACCCGTATGATGAGATATTTTGCGATGCAGCCGAGCCAAAGACGATTGAGGAGTTGGTAAGGAACGGTTTTAATGCCAAGCACGCAAACAAAGATGTGACGGAGGGAATTAGGACTATAAAAGGCACTCCCTTGTTTATTCAGCAAGATAGTGTAAATTTACTAAAGGAATTGAAGAATTATCGGTGGAAAACCGATAGAAATGGCAATAAACTTGATTCACCCGTAAAGTTTGGTGACCACATACTTGATGCCCTAAGATATAGCATTTTTAGCAAGTTAACAATCCCTAAGATAACTTGGGGAGCAATATAAAAAAAATGGGTCTATTTGATATTTTTGGTAAGAAGAAGGGGTTGAGTCCAAAGCAGAATGTTCCTCCTTCCTTTCAAGGTGTTAATGGTGCGGTCTTACAACAATACAATCAAGAATCTTATGTGATGGATGGCTACCTCGGCAATGCTGATGTGTATGCCATTGTCAGCTTTCTTGCGCGCAAGTCAGCAAGCATCCCTTGGTATGTGTACAGACTCAATAATGGTGAGAAAGCCAGAACATCCTTAATGCGTTACAAGCAACTTTCTCGTGGATTGCAAGCCGGTCAAGGCGCATACGAGCAAGCCATCCTTGCAAGGAAGAACGCTTACAGCGAGAACGTAGTGATGGACACTCCTCTTGCTAAACTATTGGAAAGACCCAACCCATCGCAAGCACAAGATCAGTTCCTTGAGAACCTAATTGGTTACCATTTCCTATCTGGCGAGGGTAACATCTACGGCAACACCGGAATAAGCGGTGAGAAGGTGTTGGAGATGTTCGTTCTTCCAACACAATTCTTGGACATATATCCTGATCCAAATGACCTATATGGCATCCTTGGATACAAACTAATGGTTGACCAAGGCATTGATATAGAGAAAAGTAGGGTGTGCCAATGGAAAACATGGAACCCTGACTTCAATTCAAGTACAAGGTCACATCTTAGAGGACTATCACCCCTAAGAGCATCTTACAAGACCCTAAGAATGTCAAATGCTGCTGCTGATGCATCTGCAATGATGGCTTACAATGGTGGTGCAAAGGGAGCATTGACACCTAAAGTTGTGGGTTCAATCTCTGCTCAACCATCAATGGAGCAAGCCAACCTTATTAAGAGGAAGCTTAACGATGATGTGAATGGGACACAAAACAAAGGAAGGATTGATGTGTTGCAAACACCTTGGGACTACCTAAACTTTGGTTTGAGTAGTGTTGACATGGAGTTGGTAAAGACAATGCAAATGTCAATGCACCAATGGTGTAGGGTATTTGGTTTGCCTGCTGTGTTGTTTGACACAGATACATCAAGCTACAACAACTACCAGAACGCGATGCGTGATTTGGTGACCAACACAATTGTACCAAAGCTGTGCCAATTGCGTGATGAGTTAAATAAGTGGTTAGTTCCTCAATTTGGTGAGGACTTGTATATAGATTTTGATATTACTGCACTTCCAGAGATGCAACAAGACATGGAGAGAATGACAAGGTCACTTCGCGATGCAAACTGGTTGACCTTTGATGAGAAGCGCGTAGCAATGAACTACTCAGAGAAAGAAGGTGCTTATGAGTATTCATATGTAAATGGTGGACTTGTAAGGCTTGATCAAGTTGGGATGGATTTAACTGTACCTGATGGAACAAATAACGGCAACGACTTCGGATCAGACAATATGGTCAATGGTGATGACTCTGCATCCCAAAATGGAGTCGGAGAGGAAATGCCGAACTGAGCAAATGATGATGGCCAAACTGAGGTTGTGGCATAAAAAAAGACTTGAAGATGAACGCGAAGCAGCGAGAGCAATATTGGTTGAAAGTGGAGAGGTTGAGAAACCAACTTGATGCCAAGTACATTGCTCTTTTTGCAAATGCCATTGACAAGGACTTGAAGCGGTTTATTGTGATGCTCAAAAAGAACGGGCCGGAAGCGACAAGGAGCATGATGGGTACCTATGTGTGGAACGAGGAGATGTTTACTATTATGCAGCAATTGTACAAAGAAGCTGCGATACTTTTTGGCAATGCAAGTTATAGGGCGGTTGGGATAATGAGCAGAAAGGCAAGTAACCCGTTTGGACTAAATTTAGATTGGGTTAATGAGATGCTTACTTTTTTAACTAAATTTGGACTGCAATTGGTCGCTAACATGACCAATACTACTAAGATGAAGATTGATGCCATTATCTCACTTGGCATTGCGCAAGGGTTGAGTAGTGATGAGATAGCACAATTGATAATGGAGGATGAGGAGCTTGGATATGCTAAGATGAGGGCAACAAGGATAGCGAGGACTGAGGTGATGAGGTCAAGCAACTATGCTGCGTTTATTGGAGCAAGCAAGCATGACTTCTTGGTTGACAAGATTTGGATTGCAACAAGGGATAGCAGAACAAGAAGGATTCCAAGAGATTCTTATGATCATTGGGATATGGATGGGCAAGTGGTTGCATTTGATGAGAACTTTACGAGTAGGGATAAACTTGGGAGACCTGTTGTTGCTGAGATACCTGGTGACCCAAAGAGTCCTAAAGGATTTACTATAAATTGTAGGTGTACGGTTGGATTCATTCCAAAGCGCGATGCTAATGGTAGATTAATTTTAAAACAGTAATAATGCCGATATATAGTTGCGGTGACGGAAAATTTAGGATAGGAGATGGTGAGTGTATGTACACATCAAGAGCAAGCGCAGAACGCGCTTATGTTGCCTATCTTGCTCAAGAGGAAGATGAGAAAGGAGAGCAAAATAATTACAAAGAAGAAACATACAATGATTACCCAGAAGCAGCGACCAACAATGCAAAAAGGGCATTGAAGTATAAGGAGGAGAATGGTAGTGATTGTGGTACACCAGTTGGATGGACAAGAGCAAATCAATTGGCAAGTAGAGAGAAGATAAGCAGAGATACCATTGCAAGGATGGCATCTTTTAAAAGGCATCAGCAAAACAAGGATGTGCCATACTCTGAGGGTTGTGGTGGCATTATGTGGGATGCATGGGGAGGAGATGCAGGGATTGAGTGGGCAATTAGAAAATTAAATCAAATAGACAATAAAAAAAGTATGATATATAATTACAAATCATTTGAGGCCAATGTCAAGGATGTTGACTCAAAGAAAGGCGAGGTAAGCGGTTATTTTTCTGCATTTGGAATGGTTGACAGCGATGGCGATATAATGATGCCAGGTGCGTTCAAGAGGTCAATCCAAGATTGGGGGCCAGAGGCTAAAGGAAGGGTAAAGCATTTGCTCAACCATGATCCAAGCCAACCACTTGGCAAGATTGTTGAGCTGAAAGAAGATAGCTATGGCTTGTATTATAGGTCACAAGTTGGAAGCCATAGGCTTGGGCAAGACTTTATCAAAATGGTTGAGAGTGGATTGATTGGTGAACACTCAATTGGATTTAGGACTTTGAGAGAGCAAAAGGCAGCAGAGGCAAACGAGATACACGAGGTGATGCTTTTTGAAGGATCAAGCCTTACTGCATGGGGTGCAAATGAATATACACCAATTTTGGGGATAAAAAGTTTGGAGGAATGTACTAAGATACAAGAACAAATTAAGACATTTGAGAAGTTTATCAGAAACAGCGATGTAACTGACGAGACAATTGAACTATGTCTGATTAAGGTCAGACAATTGGCGCAAGCGATTGAGAAGGCAAGTAGCACACAGGCAGTTGAAAATACACCTGTGCAGCAAAAGAACAACGAGGAACTTGAGCAGTCACTAATATCAATATTAAGAAAATTCTAAATTAAAAGTAAAATGGAAGATTTAAAAAAGTTTGAAGCTGCTCTTGATGCCAAATTGGCTGAGCAGAAGGCTGAAGTAGCCGTAAACACAGAGAAGGCTGCAAAAGCATTTGAGTCAAGGATTGAGCAAATCAATGAGCAATTGGTTAAGGCTAACAAGACTGCTGATGAAGCAAGGAACGAAGTTCTTGAGGCTAAAGCATCTTTTGGCAAATTGCAAGCTAAAGAAAGTGCTAAAGTAGCAACTTCTTATGGTGAGCATATTATGAACATTAAGAACGAGATTGGTACTGCTGTTGAGAAAGGATGGAACGATATCAAAGCTGCTGCTCGTGGCAATGGTAAAGGTTTTAACTACGAAATGGATGCCAAAGCCGTTCAAACAATGACCATCGGTACTAACCTGACTGGTTCTGTTTATACATCTTATGTTGACAATGCATATTTGAGGTCTTATGTTAACCCACATCTGCGTTCTGTATTCAACATCATCCCTGTTTCTACCGGATCAGTTTCTTTCCCAAGGGGTAACACTCCAGTAGGTGAAGGTTCTTTCGGTAAGCAAACTGAAGGAAATGGTAAGCCTCAAGTTGATTACGATGTAACAGTTGTAAACACTGCTCTCTCTTTCATCGCTGGTTATGCTAAAGTTAGCCGTCAGATGATTGATGATTTGCCATTCTTGCAAGCATATCTTCAGCAGTCTCTGATTGAAGATTTCCAAAAGGCAGAAGATACTTATTATCTTAATGCCATTGCATCTTCTGCAACCGCAGGTTCTTCTTCTGGTGCTAACACCGCTGAGAAGTTCATTGATTATGTTGCTCAGTTGGGTGCTTTGAACTGGATGCCGAATCTGTCTTTGACCACTCATGCTGGTTGGGCAAATTTGTTGAAAACCAAGCCTGCTGATTATTCAATCCCTGGTGGAATGACTATTGACAACAATGGTAATGTAAGAATCGTTGGTATCCCAGTTATCCCTCACTCTTTGGTTACAGCTTCTAAGATTTATGTAATGGACACTACCAAGTTTGCCATTGCTCAACAATCTGGTCTGAATGTACGTTCTACTGAGTTTGATCAGGATGACTTCATCAAGAACTTGATTACTTTCCGTTGCGAGGCTCGTTGTGAACTGCTTCAGTTCCAACCGACTGCTGCCGTATACGGTGCAATCTAAAGTGTTGTTTTTTTAGAGTGTATATTTTGGGGGGCGGTATTCTTATCGCCCCTTTTTTTAACTTTGTACTATGGAAGTAAAAATACTTACTACTAAGAAGTCAAAAATGCTTGATAGTGCATTGAAAAACATGCACCGAAACTCATTGAGTGGTGAGGTTGTTTATGCCGTCATACATGAGGACTCAAAAACATCTTTCAACCTATCAATGCAGAAAATAATGAATAGTACAGATGGTGTACTATTGCTTTTTGAAGATGATGTTGAAATAAGGGATTTCAGTCATTTTGAGGATGCGGTTTCTCAGCTACCAAGTGATTGGGAATTGTGCTACCTTGGGGCGAATCTGGTTGATCATATTGAGAAGTATAGTGAGAACCTTTACAAGACATTTGGGGCATGGACTACTCACGCAGTTATGTACAATAACCCAAAGGAATTGTGCAAAGGATATACTGATACAAGCATAATGTTTGATGATTGGTTAAAGAATAATATACACCCAAGAGGCAATACTTATATAATAAAACCAATGATTGCTTGGCAAAAGCCACACCAAAGCGATTTGTGGAATGGCTATGTTGACTATACAAGAATATTTGATGACTCGGCAGCTAAATTGATATAAATGAAAAATTATGTGATTATTGGGGCAATGGATGGCATAAGCCATGACAATATATTTGATAGACTTAAAGATGAGACTGACTATCAAGCATATTTTATTGAGCCAATACCACACTACTTTAATAAGTTAAAAGAAAACGTAAAGCAACTATCAAACGCAAAGGCATCAAACTTTTTTATATCAGATACTGATGATAGTGTTGAGATGGCTTATGTAAAGCCTGAGTGGATTTCAAAGGACTCATCATTTTTAGATGGATGCAGTTCACTTGTTGAGAATGGTGAGCCATTGAATAGGTACTTAAAAGAACTACCCAAAAGCATAATTGAGACAATAAGAATTGCTGCTATAACATTTGACCAATACTGCAAATGGTTTGATATAAAAGATATACATTATTTGCAGATTGATACAGAGGGATGTGATGAGAGGATATTAAATACCATTGATTTAGATAAGTATAAGGTAAAAGAACTTAAATTTGAGAATCACTATATAAGTGATAATTTTTATACTGAATTACTAATAAAATATCCACATTACAAAGGTGAAATAGTTGGTGCGGATATAATACTAAAATTATGAATATAGTTGCTTCTGTACATCTTTACCCTCCAGAGCATAACTGTGGCGCAGAATGGATGATACATTTTATGTTAAAAGACCTTCAAGCAAAGGGTCACAATATTAGAGTTCTTTTACATGATGCAAATAAGTATAAGATTAGGGATAATTATGTCTTTGATGGTATTGATGTATTTCCTCCAAACCCAAATGTGGTTGAGAACTTAATGAGGTGGAGTCACGCTGTGTTTACTCATTTAGACTACACAAGGTGGACAATTCATGCAGCTAAACTTTACAAAAAGCCTGTTTTTCATCTGATTCACAATAGTCATCCCTACCCAGAGATTATTGATGCGGAGAAAAAACAGCACATCATTTACAATTCTTTGTGGTTAAAAGAACTTTTGAACTATAATTTTAGTAATTTTATAGTGACTCCGCCAGTAGACTACAATTACTATGACTTAGAGAATGAACCTGAGAAGTCGGAATATATCACTTTAATAAACTTAAACGAGAACAAGGGTGGGAAGATATTTGGCGAGATTGCAAGAGCAATGCCACACAAGTCATTTTTAGGGGTTTTAGGGTCATACGATGAGCAGATAACACCTAACCTACCAAATGTGACTTATGAGCCTAATTCGCCTAATATTAAGCAATGGTACGCAAAGACAAGGATACTTCTCATGCCATCAAAGTATGAGAGTTGGGGTAGGACAGCAACAGAGGCGATGTGTAGTGGGATTCCGGTAATTTGTACTGATACACCTGGGTTGAAGGAGAATTGTGACAAGGCAGGTGTTTATATTAAAGATAGGAATAATGTCAAAGATTGGGTTGAAGCTATTACAAAGTTGGATGACAAAAAAGCCTATTCATGGGCCTCAAGAAAAGCAAAAGCGAGATCAAGAGAGTTTGACACAAGAAAAACGCTTGATGAGTTTGAAACCTGGTTCAGAGAAAGTGTTAATAAATATAATTAAAGATGACATATATAGACGGCATAACAATATTAGCTGATGCGGTTGTAGAACCCGTTAGTCTTACTGATGCTAAGAATTGGTTGCGTATTACCAATTATGACACCGATGATGTGCTTATTGGTGACTTGTTAAATGGCGCAAGGGTGCATATTGAGAAGCTGACGGGTTGTTCTTTGGTTAACAAGTCAGTAAGGATAAATGTTGAACTTACTCCACAAAGCCAAGGCTTTTGGATGCTTGATGTGCCTTATGGGCCATTGCTTTGTGTTGACGAGGTTAAGATTAAGACGGGTATGAACACCTACGAGGTATTGACAAAAAATAGTGACTTTGAGGTGATAGGCGGTAAGATTTGGATATATACGGCAGGAGTATATGTCATAAAGTATCAATGTGGATTCAGCACTATTCCAGAGGACTTGGCTACTGACATACTTACTTTGGTTGCTTGGTCTTATGAGAATAGGGGTAAGAAGTTCCAAGGTGATGCAAAAGCAGGAATGTTAAAAGAGTTCCCGAATTGGGATGGATTGAACTATCATCAATATAAAAAAGTTGTGATATAGTGGCAAGAAAAAGACTAAATATTAGAATTACTGGTGTTGAAGAAACATTCTCAAAGCTGAAAGATAAGTATAATTCAGCAATACAGGAAGTTGATATGGAAATGGCTGCATCTACTGAGCAAATGGCTACTACCGCAAAGTCTATATTCCCAAATGGTAATCCACAAATAGAAGGAGAAACACAAATTTATGCTGCAATTAGAGCAACTATAAGATCAGAAAAAAATAAACCATTTAGTTATACTATAATCTCTGGTGAACCAAGAGATGATATGTCAGCTTATATTGAGTTTGGAACTGGTAGATATTTTCCAAAATACCCAGGTAAAGATCCAGAATGGCAAAGATTAGCAAAACATTTTTATAAAAATGGTAAAGGATGGATGTATCCAAGACCTTATTTATATCCAAGTGTAACAAGTGGTTTAGTATCATTAATTAGTAATATAAGACAGATACTCAATAGGAATGAAAGATTGTAGCAATAATATAAGGGTTCAATACCTGTCAAAACTAAGTGGTAACATAACTTACGGAGGTAAGAGTGTTCCCGTTTATGGAACCGACTCATTTCAGACCGTTCCACAAAACTATGTCATAATTGGTGATATAACAGAAAGTGCTGACAACAACAACCAATTATTTGTAACTGAGGCAGATGTGGTAATTGATATATTTAGCGAGCAGTACATGACAAGAAATAATAGTATTATTGATGATATTGCTGACCAAATCTTAACTTTGTTAATACCTACTACTGGTGTTCAAGATATGGGCGATGGTGAATTTCAGATTTATGCCAAAGCAAGGACATCATCAAGATACTTAACTATGCAAGAAGGAAACAATTTTATAAATAGAAAGATATTAATAATAAATAATTCAATAATTCAAAAATAGAATAATATGCCACAGCAAATTTTAGGATCATTGCAGAACGTAGAAATAGATGTAGCCGGTGGCTCATCATACAAAAATCTCGTATGTCTACGCACATCATCAGTTAATACAACTGTTGACTCAACAACCGAGCAAACAAATTGTGGGCCAATGACATCAGTAGCTGATGCTACAATGAGCATTGACTTTGATGCAGTTTGTGAAGTTGCTCCTACCATTACACAAGTATCTTACGAAGATTTACTTGCAGCAATGGTTGGCAAAACACTTGTTGCAGTAAGAGTTCAGAACCCAGTTGTTAGTGGATCAAGCGCAGGTGCTACCTACTACCATCAGTTCCTTGGATACATCACTTCACTTACCCTTAATCAATCTACTACTGAATATATTAATTTCTCTGGTACTGTTACTTCTACCGGAATTGTTGATGTTACTCCTTAATTATGAACTACACTACTATCACTATAAACGGAACTAAGATTGGACTTAAATTCGGGATGGCATCTTTTAGATACCTTTCCGATAAGTTCGTAGAAGGCAAGGCTTATACAAATAACGAGTTAAATGAGATTGGGATTGCCCATATTTTATATAGCGGTTATTATAATAATTGTCTAATTAAGGATGCAGAGATTGAGCATAGCTTTGAGTCTTTTGTTGACTTTATAGAAGCTAATTTGACAAACGAAGGCGTACTATCTGAAATAAAAGATATAATACAAATTTGGAGTCAGAATGAGTTTCTGAAGCAGAAAGAGGAACCAAAGGTAGAAGCAAAAAAAAAGACTACTCGTGGGAAGAAATAGAAGCATTTGCGTTTGGTGACTTATGTTTACTGCCAAATAATTTCTATGCAATTAGTCCGAGAGAGTTTTCTTTAATGATAAGAGGAAGTGAATCCCGAAAGGTTGACACTTATAAGCAAACAAGACTTTTGATGTTTACAATGGTGCGGTTAATGGGCGATCCAAAGACCGCACCAAAAACACCAGAGGCTTTATGGCAGTTGCCAGGTGATGAACAAAGTGGCAATGTGATGAATGATGATGAGATGCGAGAAATATTTAAAAGGTTGGGAAAATGATAAAAATACCTATTCAAGCAGATGTAGACGAGGCAGGCAAAAAAATTGAAGAATTTGCAAAAAAGTCAAGAACTGCACTTAACAGTTTAAGTCTTGTTGCCCAAGATTTACCTTTTGGATTTATTGGTATTCAGAATAACCTTCCAGGTGTAATTAGTTCATTTGGCGAACTTACAAGAGAAGCAGGAGGAGTTGGTGGCGCACTAAAACAACTTGGTAGTGCATTGATTGGCCCTGCCGGATTATTTCTTGCATTTAGTGCAGTAACAGCAGGTGTAACATTTCTTATACAAAAATATGGTTCATTAGGTGCTGGTATATCTGCTTTAATTAGCAACAATGCAAAATTAATAGAAGTTCAAAATGCTTTAAATAAAGAACTTGCAACAACTGTTGGTGGGACTGCTGCCGAAACTGCTAAAATTCAAATTTTAGTTAAATCAATTAATGATTTATCTAAACCAATGAAGGATAGGCAAGATGCTTATGTTGCTTTAAAGAAAATTGCACCTGAGATTGCAAGAGGTATAGGAGAAGAAAATACTCTTACTCAAAAAAATATTGATTTAATTAATGAAAACTCAAGAGCAAGAATTGAGTATATAAAATTAAGGGCAAGAGAAACTGCTTTAAATAGCATTATAAATAAAAATGAAATAGAAAGAATTTCATTAGAGCAACAATTTCCTGCTTTATTAGCAAAGAAACAAAAAGCTGAATCTGCATACAATAAAGTAAAAGGAATATCTTTTGATGGAACTAAAACTTTTAATGCAGGATTACAAACTGAAGCAATAAATCTTGAATCAGCTACTAATGCATTAGATAAAAATGCTGCACAAAGAAGGGAATTATTTAAAATAAATGATGGATTAATAAAACAATTAACACCATTAGTTGATGGTACTTCTAAATATGATGCAGCTACAAAAGCATTTACTGATAGTTTAAAAAAGCAAAAAGAAGCAAAGTTTATACCACAAAAAGGTGAATTAGGCCCAGGTAGTTTAATTGATACAGCAGCAGCATTTGCAGCTTATGTAAAAGGTAATATCAATATTCAGAAAGCATCAATTGATAAAATATTAAGAGAAAGAAATTCATATAGAAGAAAAGAAATTGACGAAGGTCTTGGTGTACCTAAAAAAATAGATAAGATTGCTGCTGCACCATTATCAAAAGAATTGGAAATTTTATTAGGTAGATTTCAATTATTCCAAGCAGCTTTAGCAGAAAATGCAATACTTTTAAATCAAACATTTTTCCAACCATTGGAAAATGCATTTATGAATTTATTTGAAACAGGCAAGTTTGGATTTAAGGCATTTGCTGATGCGGTATTAAAACAAATACAACAATTGGTATCAAGAATTATAGCAACAGGAATTATATCTCTTATTGCAAATTTACTTGCACCAGGTGTAGGTACTGTTGGAGGTGGTGGAGGTGGAATTTTATCAAGAGTTGGTGAAAGCATATTAAGGTCTATTGGATTAGGTGGCCCAGGTGTTGCCAACCCATCTTTTGGTGGTGTTGGCCCAGGATCAATGGGAATGAGTGGACAAGTTAATGTAGTCCTACGAGGGTCAGACCTTGTTGGGGCATTGAATAGAACAAACGCTACAATCAATAGAGTTGGCTAAAGCAGAAAAATATCGTTATACTTTTAAGACACTTGAAGGTCAGACTTGCATTGTAAGATTTGACTTTGAAGGATTTACAGGCGCATCAACAACACTTGTTGGCGCATCAAGACCATTTGTATTAAAAGAGTTTAATAATGATGATGATATATTTAAACCATTGCGGCCACAGTTGGCCGAGATGAGTTTTATCGCCTCAGCAACTGGTGTGTCAATTGATAATTTTTTGATGGACAATGATGATGACATTATTGTTTATTTTGATTTTGGAACTTGGACAAATTATTGGAAAGGTTATATGTTGCAAGATGACTTTCAAGAGTCATGGATAAATACCAACCACATTATAACACTTAGAGCAACTGAGGGTATTGGTCAACTTAAAGATGTTGAGTTAACTGAGTCAGGAACAGAATTAAATGGTAGGTACACTCCACTTGAGTTAATTCAATATGCAATGGCTCAAACTGTACAAAGCTTTAGTGATTATAAAGTTTTCAGCAACTTGTTTCATTCTTCAATGACTGACACATCAACCAACACTGGTATTGACCAATGTTATGTTGATGCAAAAACATTTGCAATTAATCCATCTGAGTACGATGACTCATACTTGGCTCTTGAGAAAATAAACAAGTCATGGAACCAGACTTTGTATATGTACAAAGGCAAATGGGTAATTTTTAGGCAAGAGGAGTTATACGTTCCATATACTGATAATATAAGAGGTTATAGGCAAAATGGAGCAACAAGAACAAGCGCATCACAAAGATTTGATGCTTTGGTTGGTGTTGGCGAAACAGTTAAGCCTATAACACCTGAGATGCTTAGGTTTATACAAAGAAGAACAAAGTCAGATACTATACAATTTAACTTTGATAGATTTGATGAGGTAGTATGTAATGGTTCTTTTTCAAGGGGTGATTTAGTTAGTTCTACTGCAAGTACAAAAGTTTATGATCTTGATTTATGGAGTTGGTTTGAAGGCACTCCAGGTTCTCCAACAACCCCCACAACTGGATTATACGGAAGAAAAGAAACATTTGACGGAACTGGTAAACTTGATGACCAATTTGCATATCAGCAACAAAAGGCAACATCTGGTAATAGGTGGTTAATATCATGTGGGATAGATGTACTAAAAAATGAACCATTTTCGTTTAGTATTGACCATAGGTTTAAGGAAACATTTGCAGGTATAGCTACTTTATTTACTGTATCATTCCAATTAGTAACTGCAACAAATTATTATACTCTTGATGATGATGGTACATGGTATATAAGCAATGCATCTTGGACTACAAATTATAAAGTTTTACAAACATATTATAATGGTACAGGTGCGCCATTATCTACTGATTGGGTAACAACACAAGTAGATGCAAAAAGTATTCCTGATGATGGTGTATTGAGTATATTGTTATGGTGCGTTGGAACACCTAATACGGCAGGTCAAGAGAAGTGGTTTAAAAATTTACAATTTAATCCAGAAACAAGATTTAACGGAATAAACATTGAAACAATACAAGCCGTTCAGTCAATATTTACAAAGGCTGCTACATTAAAGCCTAAGTTTTTTGATGAGATTTATTTTGATGATGGATTAAGTAAACTTTATAAAGGTAGTTTGTATGAGGATGATCAGCAGACACTAACAAATCAAGAATGGCATAGGTATAGGTATCCTGCTGAAGTTAATGGATTTAGGAAGCAAAATAGTATCGCACATTGGAGTCAAAATAGAATTAATAGAAATAAGATTGATGTCAATTTCTATGGTCTTACTTGGGATGATGGCGATGAACCAATTGGACTTATTAATACAGTTAGGTTTGTGGATGATGACCCAAATAGGATTTACACTATTGCCAACCTTAAAGAGATGGACTTCAGCTCATCAACCTGGTCAGCTACTCTTGTTGAGGTGTTTGATATGGATGCTGATGCAACGGGTGGAAATGTTACCAGGATATTTGAAGCAGAGCCAATAAATGGTAATTATCTTCCAACGGGAGAATTTGTTATACCATTTAACGTAATAGCTGCTGCTGACTTTACATATAATAGCACTACAAAGAAATTTACTTATACCGGAAGTGTAACTTTAACTGATTTGTTTATTTGCAATATCACAGGAGATATTAATGCAATAAATCCAATGAATACAACTGCTACATTTAAACTTTATATAAATGATATTGTAGTAGATACAGATACTTATGTTGCATCCGTAACACCATCACAATTTACTATATCTTTGAATGGTACTTATACTATTGCTCCATCTAACAATTTGTACGTTACGATTAGTTCAAATGTTGGAGATTTTGATATAAATGGTGGTGAGCTAAGTGTTACTTATGACTATCCTACTACTTTGACATACGATCCTTACGAAGATAAATATATATATAAATAATGGCAGATACATTAAAAGCTGAAGGGTTAGTTATTACGGCAACATATAGCAATGGTGATGTGTTCCCTTTTGCTTGTGCCAAAAGCTCAACTATAAATGTAAGCAGAGATTTTATTGAACTTGCTCCTAAGACAAGTGGATATTATAGAGAATATATAATTGGTAGGACTGGTTTTACAATTAGTGGGAGTGGGTTAATTAAGCTACAACAAAGCTTTATGCAGCCATACTATTTCTTTGACCAATTTGTACTTAACATTGATACAACATTTAAGGCTTATCTTGATATGATTGACAATCAAAATAACTACAAAGTTTATAAATTTGATTGTATAATGCAAGATTTGACTCTTGACTCAACAATTGGGGCAACACCTACTTATGACTACACCTTGCAAGGAACCGGCCCCATTGAACTTATTAACGTGGTTGACCAATTGGTGGTGGCAAGTGGTGTTATAACAGGCAGAAACCCTGCAAACTTTAAATTGACAGCAGTAGGCTATCAAGGGAAGTGGTACTTTAATTATACTGTGACTGAGCCTACACCTGGAACATTTGTTATATCACTTGGATCAAGTCTAAATGGAGTTACTGTGACTGCATCGTATTTATCATTATAATATCTTAAATTTACATTATGATAGGCGAACATAATTTAAGGACAATTAAGAGAGGTGATACATGGGTATTGCCATTGTCATTTTGGGAAGATGAGTGTCAAGAGGTGGCGATTAATGTAAGTACATATACTTTTAAACTTATGGCAAAGAATAGTTCCGGTACTACAATTTTTACTTGGGATAATGCTATTTTTGTACAAGGTGCTACTAATGAAAGGACAGTCACTTTGAGTGCTGTCACAACTGCTACTTATACTCTTGGTGAATTCAATTACGAACTCCAAGTTACTACTGGTGCTGGTGTATTTACATGGATGCAAGGCTTTGTTCAAGTTGTTGATCAAATAACAAGTTAACGATGGTAATCAAGATAAATTATACAAATAGTGATGTGTATGTCAGCACATCAGTATCACCGGTTTATGTGGTAGTTAATTATAGTGGTACTACTACGGGTGCAGCTGTGTGGGGTCAGATTACGGGAACACTTAGCAATCAGACTGATTTGCAAAATGCTCTTGATGCAAAGTTTGATGATCCTACCGGAACAACAGCACAATATCTTCGTGGCGATGGTTCGCTTGCTACATTCCCAACTATACCAAGCGGAACAGTTACATCAGTAGGATTAACAATGCCAAGTGCGTTTAGTGTTGCAAATAGCCCGATAACAAGTTCGGGCACACTTGCAGTTACGGGTGCAGGAACTGCCTCACAATATGTCAGAGGTGATGGTCAACTTGCTACATTACCAAGTGGTTCAAGTGGAGGAAGTTCGGTAGCGTATTACCTTAATGGTAGTGTTGCTGCAAGTGTTGGTACTTATTATCAAATGAGCAAGACTGCAGTTATTGGAACTGGAACTGATTTTTCAAA